ACTTACGTCAACACTTACGCGACCGGGTTTCCGTTCCGTATATCCGACGATTACTTCACCGACACCGAAATTCCTGATCAAGTTAAACGGGCGCAAATTGAACTTGCCGTTTACTTGCACAGCAATACGGATGGAATCAGCCTTGGCGGCCTTGAAGACTTTAAGAACGTCAAGATCGGCAGCCTTGACGTAACGCCTGACAAGTCTGGTGCCGTTGGTGCAGATCGAATCCCGCCAATGGTCGAGCGTTACTTGACAGGGCTTAGAATTAGCGGACCGGGCAACATCGCTATTAAACGGAGCTGATCATGGGCATGGGTTATTCGCCGTCAAAGGCAATTATCATCACTGATACAGCCGCGCACACTGGCAGGTTTTACAAGGTTGAAGCCTTGAAAGACTCAGTCATTGCTGCGATGACTTCTGAGGGCATTACTGAGAACGGATCAGGTGCCCCGTCTGCGATCGACATTAACGCCGGAGCTTGCATTGAAGGCGTACTTTTTACCTCAATTACTTTGACCTCTGGTCATGTCGTTGTTTATAACGTCTGATGGGACTTGCTCAATCCCTTGAGAAAGTGGCCGGTACCGTCATCGCCAAGTTCGGCGGTGATGTGACAGTTCGTTACGTTTCTGCTGGCAGTTATAACGCCACAACCGGCGCAATTGCCGAGACAACCAGCGACACCGACGTCAAAGGTGTCTTGGAAGATGTAAACGTCCGCGAGGTGAATGAGCTTGTTCAGCAAGGTGATAAACGCTTAACGGTTGCTGCAAAAGATTTGCCGTCAGCTCCTGAGACCAAAGATCGTGTTGTGATCAGCACGGTTGTGCATCAGATCATTCGCGTTGAAACTACGGAGCAAGACAACACGGCGATCACTTACGAACTAATCCTGAGGGCATAACGATGGCACGTCAGATCAGAATTGATCAGATTGCTGATCTGATGGAAGAAGAAATCGAGCATGTTGTCAAACTGACGGCATTGAGTTGGACAAAGCAAGTTAAAGAACAAACTCCTGTTTTTTCGCTCAGCAACTATTCCCAGAGCGAGCTTGACTCTATGCCAATGTTTTTTGCCGTAGGGGGCAAAACAGTCCCTCTTAAAAAAGCACTGCTAGAGCATGGGACGGGAGGAACGCTTCGTGGGGCTTGGCAAACAAGGATTGGTAAGTTTCAGGCAGAAATTACAAACAATATGGAGTACGCGGAGCCTGTCCTATATGGCAATAATTTACCGCCAGGTTGGGGCGGTAAATACCGGACACGGCAAGGCACGGTCCCTGGCTTCCCTGATCTAATTGGGAAAGAAATTGCTACCAAAGAAGTTCCACAATTTATCCGTGCTTTTAGGAGGCGTAACTAATGGCTGCTGCTGATCTCAACGCTATTCGAGCCACCATTGAAGGCAGGCTTGCGACAGAGCTAGCTGGCGATCCTCCCATTCCAGTTGTGTTTCACAACATGGCGTATGAGCCAACGCCTAATTCGTCGTTTGTTCAATGCCTTGTCAGCTTTGGTGCGAGCGAATATCTAAGCCAAGGATTGACAACCAATTCTCAAAACAGAATTATTGGGATTGTCACTATCAATATCTTTTCTGCCAAAGGTGTTGGTCCCGGAGCCAATTTCATCATCGGCAAAAGGATTCGAGACCTTTACAATAGGGTCATCGTGTCGGGGGTTTTCTTCGACGCTGCAACAGGTCCAGAGGCGTTGGCATCGCCATCACCCGAGGGCTACTTCCAAACCCAGGTCCGTGTGACCTTTGAATCCATCGAGGAACTCTGACCATGGCGACACTTCGAGGCGAACAAGGAGCAGTCCAGTTCGACGCTGCAGGCTCATCCAATGCAACAATCGTCGGCACTCGTAGTTGGAGCTTAACCACTACGAAAGAAACGCTCGACACCTCAAAGCAGGGCGATACCTTTCGCAGCTTTGTTGGCAGCATGATTTCTGGCTCTGGCACTGTTGAACTGGTTTATGACCCAGACGCAACAGGCCAAGCGGCTTTTCTTGAGGATGTGGTCACGACTGCTGACACAGCCGCTGCAACATTTGAATTGTTCACTACTGGGACCACTTCTGGTACTGATTCAGTAAGTTTTGCCGGCATCATTACCGACATGGAGATCACCTCTACTGTTGGTGAACTTGTCGTTGTTTCTTGCAGCTTCGTCACCAGCGGCGCGATCACTATGAACCTGGAATGATTTAGGTCTATAATTTAAACGCAAGCTTTTATTTAATGGCTCAAAATCGCACCGTCGATCTGCTGGTTGGGGCGTTTGATCTCAACCAGCGCCGCAAGTTTGAACTAAAAAACGCTGAAGGCAAGAAAGTTGTAGATCTGTTTTTCAAACCGATCACACGCGCTGACCGCAAGAAAGCGCAAAGCCTGTCTGGCACAGAAGAAGCTTTAGACATCAGCACGCAGATGCTGTGTCAAATGGCAGAGCTTGAGGACGGCTCAAAGGCGTTTTCCTCTGCTGATGCTCCTAAGCTGCAGCGTCAGTTGCCTGAGTCTGTATTAAACGAGCTTGAGCTGTTCTTGTTTGGTCTTGGTGAAGAGGCTGACCTTGAAGAAGCAAAAAACGACTAAAGCAGGACAACTGGCTCAATTTTGAGTTTTTTCTGGCCTGCGAATTAGGAATGACGCTTAGCAGGCTTCGCACGGAACTAACCGATGCGGAGCTTGTGCATTTTGCTGCGTACTACGAACTGAAGGGTGAACGGGAACAGCAGGCAATGGATCGCGCAAAAACAAGACGGCGGTAGGATAAGACCAGTGCTGGATCAGTCGTGGCAAGAGCAAGCGTTGAACTGATCGTCGAAGCCGCCAAGGCTGTTAATCCGCTACGAAAGGTTGAGCAGCACAGTGAAAAAGTTGATCAGGCGTTAAAGAAAAATCAAAAAAGTGCGCGGAACGTTGAGGCCGCATTTCAACGAATGGGTCGAAATGGCATAAGGAGTTTTCGGGATCTTGAAAGCAATGCTGCTCGTCTTGGCAAGCGCATGAGCGGTTTGCGCGGCACTGTCGGCAAAGCTGTTGTTGGTTTTGTTGCTTTTAAAAGCGTTCAAACTGGGATAGCAAGGCTTGAATCAGAACGCAGGATTCAATTGCTAGGGAAACGTTTTGGCGAAGTAGCTGGCCTTCAAAATGCTGCAGCGCAGGCAGCAAAGAAATTTAAACTCAGCCAAACAGAAGCAAATCAATCACTTGCAAATGCTTTTGCACGTTTGCGCCCGCTTGGGGTTTCCTTAGAAGACATAACTTCAACTTTTGGTGGTTTTAGAACCGCAGCAGTTCTTGGTGGAGCAACAGCAGCAGAAGCCTCGGCTGCTTTTACGCAGTTATCGCAAGCTTTAGGTTCTGGTGCATTGCGTGGTGATGAGTTCCGCAGCATTGCAGAACAAGCTCCATTAGTCCTACAAGCTATTTCTGATGAGACAGGAATTGCAGCGGGCAAACTGAAGGAATATGCAGCCCAAGGGTTGCTAACAAGTGACATTGTTATCAAGGCGCTTAAACGTATTGAATCTGATGGTGCTGAAAGCCTTGCTCAAGCATTAAATGGTCCTGCCGCGAAAATTAAAGAGTTCCAAAATGCAGTCGAAGATGCTCAGGTTGCAGCTACTGAAAGTGCAATACCTGCGATTACTGATGCAATATCAGAATTAGGCACCGTCATTAGACAGCTTGAGCCTGCCATCCGTTTTATTGGGGGATTGCTTGCTGGTGTCGCAAAAGTTGTTGGCAATATTGTTGAGAATATTGCTTCTGGCGGGAAGCTTGCAGCAGCGACACAGGCGGCTAATGCAGCAGCAACTTTGCAAACAAATAACAAATTTGGCAAGCCAGGCTTATTTGGGCGGCCCGATGAGGCGAAGGAGTTTCGAGCGGAAGTTTTAAAACGTGAGTTATCAAGGCGTTTAGCCATTGCTCGTGGCGCTATGCCTGGGCAACTCCCAGCCAGTGCCGCTGATATTGCGTCAAACGTTACGGGAACTTCGCCTATTACTTTGCCGACCAAAGATTCTGGTGGCGGCGGCGCAGGCGGGGCAGCAAGAGAGCGCGTTGACATGTCTCAAGAGTTATTTGACTTGAACAAACGCTTGCTTGGCCAAGGAGACGCGTTAACCGAGTCTGAAAGAATTGTTCTTAATTTTCAAATTGAAAAGCAAAGAATCGCAGAAGCCAGCTTGCTTCCGCGTGAAGAAGAAATAAAGCTGCTTGAAGCGGCGGCCGGGTTTGAACAGGACATTTTAGATAGACGCGAAGAACAGCAAAAGCTCACGGACGAAGCAAATAAAAAAGCAGCAGAAGAGACCAAGCGGCAAGAAGAAGCTGCAAAGCGTCGGCTTGAGGCCGACCCTGGCTTTCAGATGCAGCAGCAGCTTGAAAAGCTTTTAGAGACACAAAACCAAGTTGCATTTGCTGCTACATCAATGGGCAGTGCGTTTGCCAACGCTTTTGGTGATGTTGTCACTGGTGCCAAGACTGGGCAAGAAGCATTAGCAGACATGTTGAAATCTATTGCCTCTGACTTCTTGGAAATGGCGAAAAAAATTATTGCTCAGCAGTTAGCGATGATTTTGTACGGCACAATCATGAAGGCGCTGGGCGTTTCAATGCCTGGGGGCGGTGGCATGGGCGGTCAAAGTTATTTTGACCCAAAAACTGGCCTTGGTGTTGCTGGCCCAAACTTTGGGTTTGCCGAAGGCGGCTATGTCAACAAGCCGACCAACGCATTGATCGGTGAAGGTGGTGAGCCTGAGTACGTCATCCCTGAGAGCAAGATGCGTGAAAGCATGTCGCGTTATTCGCGCGGCTCACGCGGCAATAGCGTCATCCCAGCCAGTGGCGATGGTGGAACGGAAGGCGGCGGTGGCGGTACTGCAGTTGCCGCTCCAATCGATGTTCGGTACACCGTGGAGCGCATTAACAGCGTTGATTACGTGACGGCAGATCAGTTCCAGTCTGGAATGCAAAGTGCAGCAGCACAAGGCGCAAAACGCGGTGAGCAGAATACACTGAAGCGATTACAGATGAGCGGAAGCACTCGTAAGAGATTGGGTCTATGACACAGTTTGCCTTTGGTCATGCCGTCCGAATGAGACCAGACGGTTCAATCTTGTATCGCTTCCAAAATTTCTTTGTCGGCAAGCAGATAACTCATTCTGGGAGAAAATATGAGTTTGCTCCGTTTGGCTTTTCTGGCGTTACTGTTAATCGTACGGGCGATGGCCTAGAGGCAACACTTGTTTTTCCAAATAACAACATAACTCGCAAGTGGGCAATTGAAGCAATTGAAAAAAATTGGGTCATGGAGGTAGATGTTTTAATTATTGAAGATACAGACGTTGAAACAGGTTTAACTGCAACACATACAATCGCTCATACTTACACAGGTCAAGTCACTGGAGGCAACTGGGACAACGTTTCAGTAAACATGGAGCTAGGCTCAGTTCTGGATGCTGTTGGGACGGACATCCCTAGGCGTTCGCTGTCTCAAAGAATGATTGGCAACTTGCCTGTCTCGAACAATGTACGACTGCAGTGATTTAATTGGAATGCCGTACAGGCTGGGAGCTGATGGCAGTGATGGAAGCATCGACTGCATTCACCTTTGCTATCGAGCATTGGAACGTATGGACATCAAAGCGCCGCCGTTTAAGCAGTCTTGGTATGAAGCTAGCAAGTGGAGCGTATGTCGAGACTTAATGAAGTGGGGTTTGCGGGTTAAGAAGCCTGAGTATGATGGTGACATTCTGCTGCTACCGCAGCAATCCTGGGCATTTGCAGTCACATGGCAGACGGGAATCTTGTACGTCAACAGGGGAATGGAAAGAGTGCAATGGTCTACGGCCCGTCTGTTTACGACGTACCACTGCTTCCGTATGAAAAGCAGCTAATTAAAACGATTGGAATTACGGAGGACGAGTATAAGCTTTTTGCGGCTGAAGTTAGACACAAAGGGCGATTGCGTCCTGCGGAATATGAGCACATTCCTGACATTGTTGATGGGCCTGTTGTGGCAGCGGTTGTCAGCATTGCGGTCAGCTTGGTCGTTACTGGCGTTTCGTATCTGCTGACGCCTAAACCAAAGATGCCTGCTGCCCCAAAGCAGGAAGGAAATGCTGATGGGGGAGACCTGCGACTGAGCGACGTTGCTGGACAGCAGCGTTTTACGCCAACGCGAGGATTTGAAACTCTTAATGAGTTGGCCAATTATGGCGCTCCAGTGCCAATTATCTTTGGTCGTTATGATTCAAGGACTAATGATGGTGGCATATTTGTAACCCCTAGACTGGTCTGGTCGCGGATGTTTAGTTATGGGAGTCAGCAGTCTGCAAGGTTGATGTTTGTTGTCGGTGAGCAGGGCAGAACCAAGCTATTTGGGCGAGACTCTAACAAGCCAGAAGGTGTTGAACCTCCTGTACTCGAAGGAGTCTTTCTAGGAAATAACGCTTTAGATGTTATTTACGAAAATTCTTTTGCTTTTTACTGGAAAGAAGGCTCGTTTTATTCAGGACGTTTTCGGATTAGAGCCAATGACATGCAGTTTGGTTCAAGAGGCGGTTTAGAGACTGGAGATCCTACTCTTTTGACTTCAGACTCGGAAGATGCGTTTTTGTGCCCAACGGATCAATCGGATAATGATACAGGTTTTTCGCACGCATACAGTCCGGGAAACAATACTGAATTTGGGGTTTATGCGCCTATTGCAAACGGCAATGGTTATAGATTAAATTATCGCGTTGTCTCAATTAATCTTAGAGACGAAGCAAGTTCAGACCAAAGAGACGCCGCTACAGTCGCCAGAATTAAAATTATTGGTGATGACAATAAAACAAAAGAGAGTGGCTACAAAGGGCACATTAGAGATGGTGGCGAATATCTGGAAGGTGTCAGGGATAAAGGGCCAGTAGGCAGCGGCCGCCAGTACAGCCCTCGCATGGGCATTGTTAAATTGATTAAGCGTAACGGAAATAAAGTTACGGTTGATGATGAATCTTCAACAGCTTTAAGCACAGTCGTCGGGGTCAACAAGGATGACAAGATTGAGTTTATAATTAGCGACACTAAGATTGAGGAGGATTTTTACGAACTCGAGGGATCACTGGGTGAAAGCGTAGATGACATCAATTCAAGCGTTCAATCAGCTCAACTTGCAGCGGATGAAGCAATGCAGGTTGGAGAAATATTTGCAATTGCTAATACTTACTGGGTCGTCGTAAACAGAAAGCTTGCAAGGTTTGACATAGACGCCAGCCCAAGCAGGCAGCAAGAGATCACACTGAAGTGCATCGACGAATCAGAGTCAAGCTTTGGTTTGATTGGCTTAGTTAGCAAAAAAAGAGTAGTTGAGGTCAAGGGTTACATTAATGACAGAAGAGGTGTGGGCGCTGGATTCTTCCCGATCACAAAGGTTGCTGTTGCTTCTTTCCGTCATAATCGACCAACATCTGTAACTGAGATTGGCATTAAAAGCACTGTTTATCAGCGATTAAACGGTCTCTGTGCGTTTAACA